GAAATATTTGAAAGTTGCAGAGACCATTATGAGCAAAAAAGTTTATGGGCTACAAAAAAGAAATTTATTGATTGGTTAAAAAGAGAAAAACCAGAAAATTACCCTCAAGTTGACACACATCAAGGTCAAAAGCGCACCGCTTTACCGTTTACAATTGAATACAATGCTTACTTATCCCAATTTAAGAACGACATATTTTTCAAATTGATTCCAAGCGACTCAATTGCTTTAACGTATGAGGAATGGATATGCCTACAAGAGAAGAATGCCAAAAAAAGCTCTTTAGGTTAGGGATTAAATTCGGTGTCTCACCTAAACTTATCTCAACAAGGCTCTTGAGCGCGGAAGACAAACAAGATATGTTAAACGGGTTAATCAGCGATGAGGCTTTGGAGTGTCACGTCAAAGTTTGGCTTGAAAACAAAATGCCTGATTACGCAAACGGAAATACAGACCCATACAGGCCACCGTATTAAAAAAGTGGTAGGGTAGCATAGGTCAAAGGTACATCGTTCAACCTGAGAAGGATTTACCGCCAAAATTTTGAAATTAATATAGGATTTGAGATGCAAAACGGAATTGTGAAGTGGTTTAACGAAAGTAAAGGGTTTGGATTCATACAAAGCGATAAAAAAGATTACTTTGTGCACTTCAAAGAAATTAAAATGGAAGGGTTTAAAACGCTGAAAGAAGGTGACAAGGTTCAATTTACCCCTGCCACGTCAGATAAAGGCTTGGTCGCTAAAGACGTATCATTTGCCTAAGTTGCCTCGTAACTTGTTACAGGTTTTGCACCTATCCCAAGGCTGGCATGAATAATAATGCGTGGTAAAATTATAGCTCATTAAGAATTTATGCCCTTTAAGCAAGCATTTGATTTTTGCTATCATGTTATCCCTCTCCGTTTTCAAGTAAAGAAATGTGTCCTATTGCGGCGTAGCGCGCCTCTTGTTGCGACTCATAGCAATCAGGTGATTCTATTTTGCCGTCAAAATATGGCTTACATCCCTCGCCATAAATCTCATAGCTCCACAAATTTTGCCCGTGGTCGCAATGTATTATTTTATATTCGTAACAGCTGTATTTTTCAATGGTCATCACGCCGCCTCTTTTGTTTGCAAGCGGTCATATTGGCTAACGAACCTGCGGCAAAATTCCGCGAATGAATCAATAGCGCAAGGGTGAATCGATTCGTCTTCAATTAACGGGCTATCGTTGTCATAGCCTTCAATGTGTAAGTCGTAACCGAACTTTGAATTCTTGCCAAGCCAGACGTTAAAGTCCTCTGCCATCATGTCATAAAGGCTTATGCCGCATATTGTTGTTTTGTTCATTTTGTCTCCTTAAAAGTACAATTACATATTACAAATGTTGTAATACTATGTCAAGTCTTGTAATAGTTTTTGTGTAAAATATATGCGAGTTGACGACTTGTAACATCGGGAAAGAACAGGCCGCCAATACTAAGGCTTTGCGACCGTTCTAACACATGCTTATAAACAGATTTTGTGGATAACTAACGCTTGTGGTATCTTTGTATTGCTGTTATTAATCGATTAATAATTTACACGGAGAGTTATCATGAGCGAAGTCAAAGATTACACTGAAGGCAAAGAAGATACCCATTACAACGGCGTGCCATCTATGTACGGCAGGTTGGTTAATGAACAAAACAAGCAACAGCCCAAGTATTGCGAACCCGGTGAAGCTGGTGGCGAAATGCGTGGTGAGAAAAGAAACGAGCAAGCGGGCGCATAACCTATGTCGCTTCGGGATTATAAAGAAATATCTGTTCAGGAATTGGTCAAGTTTAAGGCCAATTCCCGAACTCATTCACCTGACCAAATACAACAGGTGATTAATTCAATCAAAGAATTTGGCTTTACAAACCCCATTCTTGTTGACGAAAACAAGACCATTATTGCAGGGCATTGCCGTTTAGAAGCGTCCATCCTCCTTGGGCTAACTAAAGTGCCTTGCATCATCATTGACGATTTGTCCGAACCCCAAAAGGCTGCTTTAGTCATTGCCGACAATAAATTGGCGTTAAACGCAGGATGGGATTTTGATATTTTGCGCGACCAATTTGAATATCTGAAAGGCTTCGACTATAACTTAGAATTAACAGGGTTTGGAATTGAAGAGCTTTGCGATATCTTACCGCAAGATGAATTTGAAGCGTTTTGCGGCGATGATGAAGTTCCGCAACTTCCAGAGGAGCCTATAACGAAACCCGGAGACGTTTGGGTTTTAGGCAATCACCGTTTGCTTTGTGGCAGCAGCACCGTTCAAACGGATGTTGATAAGCTGATGAACGGGCAAGCTCCCAATACGATGATTACCGATCCACCTTATGGGGTGAAGTATGAAGCGGACTGGCGTGCGAAAGCAAAGGGTGTTAAAAAAACCAAGCGCGAAGAGAACTCAAACCTTCAAAACGATGATGAAGCTGATTGGTTTGACGCTTATGTGCTATTTACAGGTTCTGTGGCCTATGTCTGGCATGCCTCAAGCTTTACAGACGTGGTTATGGACGGTTTACGTCGCGCAGGCTTTGATATTAAGCAGCAAATTATTTGGAATAAGAACGTCCACGCTTTATCGCGTTCTGACTATCATTGGAAGCATGAGCCTTGTTGGTATGCTGTCAAAAAGGAAGGCGAAAGAAACTGGAAAGGAGGACGAACCCAAATGACCGTTTGGGACGTTCCTAGCGTTGTATACGAGAAGGATAAAACGGCGCATCCAACACAAAAGCCTGCTGAATTGTTTATTCGTTCAATTAACCATCATACGAACCCGGGAGAGTACGTTTACGATCCGTTTGCAGGTTCAGGCACTTTGATGGTAGCTTGCGAAAAAACCAAAAGACGCGCTTTAATGATGGAGATTGATCCAAAATACTGCGATGTTATTATAAAGCGATACGAGAACTATAGCGGAAATAAAGCGATATTGGAGGCATGATGCCAGACCCGACTCCCCATGTTCCGACGGAAAAAAGCCGCGCGGAAGTCTTAGCTCTTACGAGCTTTGGAAATACTCAAGAAGAAGTGGCCAAGTATTTAGGCATATGCGTTGACACGCTTGCGAAATACTATCGGCATGAATTAGACACGGCGGTTATTAAGGCAAACGCACAGGTGGCGCGTGCTTTGTATAATAAAGCCGTTAATCAAGACGACTTATCAGCGCAGGTCTTTTGGCTTAAAACGCGTGGTAGATGGCGAACAGCTGACCAAGACGACAATAAAAAACTTGAGTCCGTTGTCGAAAAATTATTGCTTGGAAAATTGGTGGAATAGATGCGCTGGATTGCTTTATTGAAAAACAGGTGGCTTTGTTTTAGGAAAGGCCACAAATATTTAATTGACGAATATGATGCGAACGGGGTTATTGAAGCCTCGCAATGTTTTAAGTGTGGTAAACGAATAAAAGCAACGAGCTTCGATGTCTGACGAACTTTTGATTAGAATTTTGCGGAACTTACCATCATTTGCCAAAAACTTTTTGAGAATTAGAACAAAGTCCGGGCGAATAGAACCTTTTGTGTTCAATAGAGCACAGGAATATTTGCACGAACGGCTTGAAACTCAAAAGACACAAACGGGCAAGGTACGCGCATTGATTTTAAAAGGGCGGCAACAAGGTTGCTCAACTTATGTTCAAGCACGTGACTTTCACATAGTGGCAACGCATCGTGGCATGAAAGCGTTTATCTTGACACATGAAGCGGAAGCCACAAAAAACCTTTTTGAGATGACCAAGCGCTATAACGATGAGCTTCCTGAAGGCTTAATCCCTGTGCCTGATACATCAAGCGCCAAAGAGTTAAAATTCAATACATTAAACTCAAGTTACGCGGTAGGAACGGCTGGGAACAAAAGCGTAGGGCGCTCGCAAACCATTCAAATATTCCACGGCTCAGAGGTTGCATATTGGCCTCATGCTGAAGAGCACGCCAAGGGAATACTCCAAGCCATCTCCAATGAACCGGGTACAGAGATAATACTCGAATCAACGGCAAACGGTATAGGTAATTACTTTTACAACATGTGGATGGCAGCGGTCACGGGTCAATCAGACTTTCAGGCCATATTCATTCCTTGGTATTGGCAACCGGAATATAAAATACCAAAAGAATTGGGTGTAATATTCGTTTTAAGCGACGAAGAGCAGGCGTTGTTAGGCGAGCATCAACAAAAGGGATTGACCGAAGAGCATTTGCTTTGGCGGCGTAAAAAGCTAAAAGAGTTTAGCAATGACCACGAAACAGCGGTCGAGCTATTTAACGTCGAATACCCAATGACAGCCCTTGATGCGTTTAGAAACCCGGTTGCTGACCGCTTTATTAAAGCTGATATAGTCAACAAAGCTCGTAAAACCAAGGTTACAAGCGAATCGCCTTTGGTAATTGGCATCGACCCGGCAATATCTGACCACGATAGAACGGCAATAATTCGCCGCAAAGGACGCTTAGCTTACAATTGCGAAACGCATTTTAATTTAAATACGATGGAGCTTGTTGGCTTAATCAGGCGCATCATTGACAAAGAGCGTCCGGCAAAAGTCTGTATTGATTGTATAGGAATTGGTGCAGGGATTGTCGATAGATTACTTGAAATAGGCTACGATATGGTGGAAGGTGTGAATGTTGCGCGTTCCGCAAACGATCGCGATAAGTTTAAAAACCTTCGAGCCGAACTTTGGCATGATATGCGTGAGTGGTTGGCGCAGGATATGCCCGTTCAAATACCCGATAGTGATGAACTATTGGGCGATTTGACCAGTTTAGGATACAAGTTTGATAGCTCGGCGCGTTTGCAAATTGAATCAAAGGACGATTTGCGAAAGCGTGGGATGAAGTCACCTGATACGGCAGATAGTTTAGCATTAACTTTTCATGTTGGCGATTATTTGCAACAAGGCGGTTTTTCTGTGAATCGCATACCTGATAAAGCAGCGGGGATGTTTATTTAGGTTATAAATTATTAACAAAGGACTGAACATGGCCAAGAAAGCAGAGAAGCTGGCTCACAAAGCACGTATTGCTTGTGAAAAGTGGCGAGAATACTTCAAATACAATATTGACCAATACCACATGATGCATACGTTTGTCTTAGGCCAGCAGTGGACTGATGACGAAGAGGATATGCTTAAAACCTTCAAAAAAGTACCGCTTGTATCGAATAAGCTGGCTACTATGGCGAACTCTTTATGCGGTGAGCAGCAACAAAATACCCCTCAGTTGCAGGTGGTTCCCGTTGCTAATTGCGATGAGCAAACGGCAAAGATTCGCGAGCTTATTGTTAAAGATATTATGTTCTCAACGAGCGCACATACCGTTTACCAAGTTGCAGCCTCTCAAGCGTTTATTGGTGGGTTTTCAGCTTTTGCCATCGATACGGATTACGTTCATCAAAAATCATTTGAGCTTGATATCGTTTACAGGCACTTTAAAGATGCGACGCGAACTTACTTTGATGTGGGCGCTGAGCGTGTCAACAAGACCGACGGAACCGTATGTGGCTATATAACCCGAATGACGCGCGTTAAATTCCGCGAAATTTACGGCAAAGACTTAGAAGAAAAAATATCCAAAACTATGTCGCCAAGCCAGACCTCTGAAGAAATAGCGCTAGCCGTACAACCAAACGAAGGCGACGACCCTTTTACTTGGGCTGATAATGAAGCGGTAACCATCATTGACCATTTCGTGCGTAAATACGAAAAGGATATGTTATATAAGTTATCAAATGGTAAAATATTAAACCAAGACGAACTTGACGAGTTGATTGAAAAGTCGCGTGGCATCAATGATTCCAATGACATGATGAACATGGACATGCTTGATTCCGCAGGCTATGGCGAAACCGATGAAATGCCTATTGCTCAAAACGCGGAAGGCGAGGCCGAAGTTGTCGAAAGCGAGGAAGAATTAGACCCTGATTTGATGACGCTTTGGGATGAAGGCGAAGTCGTTCGGATAGAAGAAAAGCGCGAGTCCAAAAAGCACAAAATCATGCATTACAAAATTGCAGGCGACTACGTGTTGGATGAAACCGAGTTTCCTTCCGACCAATTGCCGCTTATATTCGTTGACCAAAACAGCTATTACGACAAAAACGGCAAGCAAATATGCCGTTCATTCTTTGGTGATTGCAAAGATACGCAGCGTTACATTAACTATTTGCGAACACAATCAGCCTATATTCTCAAAATCAGCCGTTATGACCAATTTATCGGAAGCAAAAAGAACGTCTCAGGGCTTGATACGCAGCGCAATTGGCGCGACCCGGCATCGACGCAGGGCTTGCTGGCTTACGACGAATCCCCGAACGGTCATAAACCTGAGCAAATAAGGCCGCCTGAGCTATCACAATCGCTTTTAACGCAGTACCAGCTGGCTATAGAAGACCTTTACACATCAACGGGCTTATACCCTACGAGAATGGGGCAGCAAGGCAACGAAGTATCGGGAGCAGCAATTGATGCGAGAACCAGACAAGGAAGCTATACGACGTATGTCGCTTTTAATTCTATCAACCGTGCTATTGCTACAGGCGGCGAAATTGTTAATGAAATGATTCCGCGTGTTTATGATACCGAGCGTGTAATAGCGCTTATGACACCTGATGAGGGGTTAAAAAATATCACCGTTAATAAGGCCGCCGATGAGTATGGCGAGCTTATTGAAAACGATATTCGTAAAGGCACGTATGAAGTTCGATTGAAACCCGGACCGAGTTTTGAAGGGCAAAAACAACAAGCCCTTGATAGCTTACAGCAAGTATTACAGGCTGACCCTCAAGCGTTTGCATTGATTGCCGACCTTTATGCTGAAAACTTACCGCTTATGAATACGATTGAAATTAAGAACCGTTTAAAAACTTTGGTTCCACCGCAAATCATCGAAGCCGGAAAAACCGGAAAAATGCCAAACGAGAGTGGACAAAATCAACCGTCTCCAGAGCAACAGGCTATGGCTCAAGAGGCACAATTCAAACAGCAAGAGATGGCGCTTAAAGCCAAAGAAATTGAGCTTAAAGAAAAAGAAATTATTATGGAGGCTCAGTTTAAATTACAACAATTGGAAACGGAGAAGATGGAGGCCGCTGCCAAGCTACAAGAACAAGAGTTGCGCTATTCAGCTGAAACACAAAGGACACAGAGCGATGTACAAATTGCTCATGCCGATAATTTAGTAAAAATTTTGACGCATAAGATTTAACAACATAGAGAGAGGACGTTATGGCTACAGATACAAGCAGCATTGATGATTTATTGATGTCAGGCAAGACGCAATCACAGCCTGAAGCGCCGGAGCACCAATACGAGGATAACCTCGAACCTGATGCGCCGGAGGTTCAATATGAAGACCAACAAGAAGTTAATAGTGAAAAAAATTCACAAGATGATCAAAATTCATACGAATCTGATTTAGATGAACCTCAAGGAGAGGAGAGGGAGTCTCCTGAGTCTCCTGAATACGACGAGTATGGAAACCCAAAAGCAAAGCCGCGCGTTTATACCGAAGAGGAAGTGAACGACCGCATTAATAAGGCTATTCGTGACCGCTTATCCCGTTTAAAATCCCAAGAGCAAGCACTTCCAACCGTGCAGCAAGTCCAGCAAGCGCAACAAAACTTTGAATATAATCCAAACGCCGAAGGAAACTGGCAGCAACAATTGGAATCTTTTGTTGAGCAAACCTTTAACAAAATAAGTCAGCGCCAAGTTACCCAAGCCCAACAACAAAAAGAAGCCGCAGCCCATAATGAGTTTCAAGAGAAATTTGTTAACGGCATGGATAGATTTAGCGACTTTAGAGACGTGGTTGGTGCGCAACCGATTACAGACCCGATGACTTTAGCGTTACGTGGCATGAAAGACCCAGCAGCGTTCGTATATGCGGCAAGCAAGCGCCATCCTGCCGAATTGCAACGTATATCAAGCTTGCCAGACCCTTACGCTCAAATGGTTGAGATGGGGAAATTAGAGGAACGTATGAGAAAAACCACGCAAGGTACAAAAGCACCGCGTCCTTTAGCAAGAACCAAAGAAGATACCGGAATGCCGCAAGCTAAAAAGAAACAAGAGGGCGATAGCATTGAGGATTTGATTGCTAAAGCTGATACAAAACGTCGTGCGCAATTAACGGCTCGAAGAGGTAGAGGGTAAATAAACGGGTGATGGAATTGACAATTTGTCAATACTTGTTCTAAGATTCACTTTGATGAGTAAGGGATTCCATCACCCAACACATTCAGACGTGTAATTATTGTCGACCGTCGGACAAATGAGAAGCAAAGGCGCTCAATTTCGAGCAATTTTTCTAATTATTTGTTCAGGGAGAACAATAATGGCTAACGTCTTTAGAGAGACCCAGTATGTCTTGGACGACGTGTTCGTCCGATTCTGGAACTCACTTGCTTTTGCAAGAACCGCAAACCGCAATCTTGAAGGTGACTTTAAGAACCTAAGATTCGCAACAGGTCAAACACTTGATTACCGTTTAGAAGAAAGATATCTGGCAGGCGAAGGCGCTACAGCGACCTCCGAGGCTCGTGTTCAGGTAATCAGACCTTTATCAATTACTAAACAATTCCGCACCATGATTGAATACACAGGGTTTAACCTGACTTTCGATCGTGCTCGCGACGAACCTTACCTTGAAATGGCAAACGCGCCACGTGCTAAGCGTCTTGCGAACTTGGTAGAGAAGTTTATTGCTCAGGACAACTTCCAAAAGCAAACTTACCAAGCCGTGGGAACACCGGGCGTGCCTGTCGATTTCAATACCATCCTAAGCGCTGATGCTTACATGACCGAGCTTGCAATTCCCGAAGACGGTAAGCGTTATGCAGCTGTGCCTCCACGCGTTGCAGCGAACCTGTCAAATGACCTTTACAACGTATTCAACAACACTGTGAACACAGGCGCGTTGATTGACGGCTTTATCGGTCATTTATCTGGCTTTGATTTCTTCAAAACCAATTTCTTGGCTCGTCAAATCGCAGGTGCTGGACAATTAGGTGGCTCGCCTCCTGCTGGTTTCTTATTAGCCGGAACGGTCACAAATGGCCCAATTACAGGCGGCAATACCATCTCCGTAACAGGTCTTGGTCAAGCTCCTGGTACTGTTGTATTCAACGAAGGCGATATCATTGAAGTTGATGATGCTGCAGGCGTATTCATGGTTAACCCTTTGACTTATGAAGCCTTACAGCAACGCGCTCAATTCGTTGTTACTGCGCAAGTTATCTCTGCAGGTGGTAATACAGCGGATATTCCTGTTAACCCAACTATCGTTATTGACGGCGCTCGTCAAAACATTTCTGCTGCGATTCCAAACGGCGCTCAAATGTTGCTACGTGCCAGCCATAACGTGTCCTTGGCTTACCACACTCAAGCAGTAGTCTTTGCCGCTCCTCCAATCAAAGAACTACGCGGTGGTGTCGAAGCGGTTACCCGTTACAGCGACCTCTACAAATTGTCTATGACTTACTCGTTAGGTGCGGACATCCGTAACTACGAACAGTTAGACCGTATTGACGTTATATGCGGTGTGGCAATTAACCCTGAGTTTGCGGTGCGTATCTGCTCGTAAGTTCGATTTGGTTCCCTCGTAAATGAGGGAACCAGCTTTAAACGGAGTTAGTTATGCAAGGAACGCAAGTGCAGTATAACGGACGTTCAATTGCCAAGGAGGGCTTTAGAGCCTTTATTTATGGCGCAAATGACGCAAAGAAGCTTGTTAACAGCTGGGATGAATTTGAAGCGCATATGGCTTCAGGGATTTGGTTTGCATCAATTGATGACGTGCCATGCGAACAACCCAAAGAAGAAATGAAAACGGAACCTCTTAGAAAGCGGAGCAAATAATGGCTTATACGGTTCGAGACTTTGCTTTTCAAGTGTACCGATTAATTAATGCACACAATCCAACAACGCCGCTTCACGGTGATGATGAGAAGCTTTGCATTTTAGTCTTGAATCAATTGCTGCAATATTACTCAAGTGATGGCTTAATGATTACCGTTGCTAAAACCGTATCGGTTCCAATTAACCAGCCTATTAACCAGATTTATTTTACCGATAGAAGTTTCCCAACGATTACCACGCAAAAAGAAGTGGTGATGTTAACTTCAGGCTCACCATCGTTTAATGTTGAAAACGGTGGCCTTTATAATATTGGCGATACCGTAACAGGCACAGGAATCCCTGCCAATACCAGCATCTTAACCATATTTGGTGACGTGATTACATTAAACCAGAATTCAACATTTACCGGGGCATCGTCGCTTACCTTTACGCACGACAATACAGACCCGACGGTTGCTTATATCAAAGAGGGAAGGCTTGCAAATCTAGACAGCGCATGGCTTGTATTAAGCGGCGTGACTTACCCCTTGATAGACAAGAACCGCGATGATTTCTTGGCTGCTTGGAAATACGAGCCTTTAAAGGGTTTACCACGGTTTATTATTACCTTCCCTGATACGCAAATTGGAAAGGTTCAACTTTACCCAGCTCCTAGTCAATTTTATCAATTCTTTTGTCGGGGCAAGTTCCAATTAAGCGAGCTTACGTCAAACGATGATATGAGCGTTTTGTCTCAGTATTACATTCGATTCTTTTTATTGGCCTGCGCCAAAGATGTGGCTATGTACAAAGGTCGCGCTGATGCTTGGACTGAAAAGCTCGAAGATATGTATATTCAAGCTAAGGACAAAATAGAAGCTGCAAGCGAGGTGAATTTATCCATTGCAGGCGACGAGCAATCATTACTTAACGGCGCGTGGCGCGTAAGAGCAGGGATATAATGCCAGTCGAAAAGCTCCCGATATTTTGTTACTACGACCAGCAACGTTTCAAGCAATTTGGTTCAATGGATTGCGCGAACTGGTATGGCATTCAAGTACCCTCTGGCAAAAAGAAACAAGCGCTATATCCTGCTATGGGTAGAAAGCATGTCGTATCACTTAACCAAAACAAATTGATTTTTGATAACGAGCCTCGCGCCGTATTCAAGACAATTAATTATTTTTATGTGGTAGACGGTACAAGAGTTTTTCAAGTTGACCGATTCTATAACAGAAAAGAGATAGGAAACGTAAGTCTTACGGGTAATTTATGGTTTGCATTCTTACCCGTGGGCAATTTGGTTTATGGTTTATTGACTGATGAAAAAAATATCTTTGTCATTACAGAGAACTCAACCACAGTCACAATGGGTACGGTTACCGATACAAACGCACCCGGTGGCTCCACTACCGGGGGACAACCTCTCTATGTTGCTGCCTTCGGTAACCGTTTTGTCGTAAGCCTTAAAAATTCGCCAGATTATTATTTAACGCGCATCAATTTATTTGCGGATGGCGGCGATTTAAGTAACTGCTTTACCATTAACGGCAGCCCTTTATTCAACAGAGCATCGGGTGTTATTGGTCAAATGGCGGTATTGCATCAACAGCTTTATATATTCTGCGATTATACGACCGATATTTGGGCAAATATTTTAACACAGATTACGGTCGCAGGCGTTACGCGCGAATTCCCTTGGAAGCTAAACAGCTCCTATAACTGGGATTATGGAATAGCCGATCCATTCAGCCTTGATACGGATTTCGGGCGAATGGTATGGCTTGCAAGAAACTCAAACGGACTTGTTAGCTTTATGGCCTCAACAGGCCAGCAACCTGAAGATATATCCAGCCAAGCGATTAACGTATTGTTAGAAAATGACGCAAACACATCTAATTTAAGCCCGTTTTTAGCCGAAACTTCCGAAGGGTTTTTGTATCAATACGAAAACACGATTTTCTATCGGGTAGCGGCAGGCGCATTTATTGAGACGCAAGACTTGGATATTACAACGCATGCAAATTGCCTTGAGTTCAACTTTGAAACCAAGACATGGCATCGTTGCATTGAGCTTGATGGCGAGCGCAACCGAATTCAAAAGCACGTTTATTTTGATGGTAAGCACTTGGTGACACTCTCAGGCGACCCTGCAATGTATGAAATGGCAGGTAATATTTACTATAACGAGATTCGTAATAAAGGAACCGACCCGCAAGCTGCGAATGCTTTTATAAAAAACCCCATGCGGTATGAATTGGTAACCGAGCAAATCATTCACGAGGACTATTCGGAGTTCGTTGATGATTACGTCGAAATTGATTTTGTCTTTGGCGACCAGTCTTTTTATAAAAGCAACGCACCGTTTTTAGATACGGTATTTATTGTGGCCGAAAACAGTACGCCTACAAACCCCATTTTTTTAGTAACCGAAGATGGCAAGTTCATCATCAAGGAAGGAACAAACAACCCATCCATCGATGACACGTTCTATAACACTTTATTCAAGCCGCATATCGAGCTTTACTACAGCAATGATGGTGGCGTTACCTTTACAACCGCCGATTTACGCGAATTTAGCCCTCTTGGGCAATACCGATGGCGCATGAGGTGGTATGAGCTAGGGGCAAGCCGCAATCGTTGCTATAAGCTCGTTTGTGTAAGCTCAGCGCCCATCGTTATTTTGGGTGGTGTTAGAAATACCAGACGGGTAAGCGGAGGAGCAAATTAATGACGTATTTTTTAGATAGGATAGATGCCGCACCGCTTGCCGATAGCGATTTTACTTTTGAATTGAATCAATGGATAGCCGTACTCGTTGACGCTTTAAACGAAAACATTATTGATATTCAAAACGCATTGAATTTTTTAACCGCTCAAAGTTATACGGCGGTTGAAATTAACAATTTGTTCGTGGCAGGAAGTTTGTCGAATGGTATATTGTTATATGACACGACCAATAATGTTTATGTAGGGATGCAAAGCGGGTCGTTGGTTAAATTTACTACAGCCGCATACCCATAAGGAGATTTGTATGAGTTGGCTTTCAAGTTTTTTACATCCGGAAAAAGGATATCAGAAAGGCCAAGAGCAGCTGGATAAATATTACCAGCAAGGCCAAGGCTATCTGCAGCCCTATAATCAATATGGACAAAACGCTTATGGAAACATTAATGAGGCCATGCAGGCTTTATTAAACCCTGAAGCATTGCAAAATAAATGGATTCAAGGCTATGAAGAAAGCCCTGCTGCAAAGCAAGCTGAAGGCATGGCGCAAGAACACGGATTAAATGCCGCAAGCTCTATGGGCTTGATGGGTTCCGCGCCAGCATTGCAAGCTATACAGGCCGGAACATCTCAAATAAGCATGAATGACCGCCAAAACTACCTTGATAATTTGATGCAAAAATATTTAGCAGGGGCTGGAATTGGTCAAGGAATATTTAACACAGGCGCATCGTCCGCAGGGCAAATGGGGCAAAACGCTATGAATCAAGGGCAAAATTCCGCGCAGATGGCTTTTGGAAAACAAAATGCTCAAGGCGATTTATTCGGTAAACTGCTAGGAAGTGGTGTAGGTTTAGCAGGCAGTTACTTAGGCGGTGGCATGTCACCAGCGCAACAAGCATGGACAACAGGGGGCGGATAATGGCTATAAACATCCCTATGCCTGATTCACCCGGAACAGGCTTTTTAAAAGGCATTGATACAGGCTCATCCATGTTTACGAGAATGATTCAGCCTAAAATTGAGCGTGAAAAACAAGCGCAACTTGAACGGCATTTTCAAGAACAATTAAAATTGAGCAAAGCCGCAGCAGCACGCGCAGGTGCCAATTCTGATTTACGCCGGGCGTTACTTGAGCAGCAAATTTTAGCGGCTCAACACGCTAACGATCCCAATTATGAATTTAATCAATTCAAAAACCTTATGGGAATGATGGGCGGTGGCAATACAGGTGGCGGTCAAATGCCTCAAGCGCCTATGCCTACGCAAGAAATGGGCGAAGGGATGGGCATGTTTACGCCTGAAGGTTTAGGCCAAATGCAGCAGGAAGCGCCACAAACGGCTCCTGATAACGGCATGGGATTTAATTTTGATGCATTAAAGCAAAACCCTATGTTGCGTGGATTCTTTAAAAAGAAATTTGGATTCGACCCGTTGGCGCAAGCGGCACAAACGCCCGAAGAAAAGCAAGCGGCGGCATTAGATTTGTTTAAGCAGAAAGAAGCCATCAAAGCTCAAAGCAAAGGTGGTAGCGCTCCAACAAACGCCGTATTAACGCAAACTCAACAGGCAATTCAAGGAATTGATACTGTATTGCCTATGCTTGATGAATTGATTACTTCCAAAAACGTACCCGGTATTTTTGATTTTAGTCCCGGAAAAAAAGCCGCTTACAATGCCAAGACTAGCAGCATGATCGATACCTTGGTGGCTGCTCAAAGTTTACCCAAAGTACAAGCAAGTATTGACTTGGTAGAGGAACAAATACGTCGTAAATCGGGCGAAACAGTCAAAGATTATCAAACGCGTCTGAAAGATTTGAAAAACGATTTGATGAAAAGACGGCAGCGTGCTCAAGGTGTTTTGCAAACGAGACAAATAAACACCAACGCACCGGAAGATTATAGCCATATGTCGGATGAAGAATTACAAAAAATTGCCGGAGGTGGTTAATGGCTATTACACCTGAACAAGCTCGTGCAGAATTAGCGCGTCGTGAGTTGGCCAGACGACAACAGCAACCTGAAGATAATGAAAACTTGTTGCAAAAAATCGTCCATTACGGAATCAAAGACCCGGCTATTGGCGTTTTAAACATGGGTCGCGAGTTTGCAAACTTACCAAACAAAGTATCGGGTGGCTACATTCCTGAATTATCACCATCAGAGTTTGATTTTGGTCAGGCTTTGGGCGTTGAGAATCCAGAAAGCGCCGATAAATTAATTCAATTTGCAGGCCAATATGCTCCATCTTTAGCAATTCCCGGTGTTGGATTAGGGCGCGCTGGTCAGGCTTTGGGTAAAATTCCCGGGGCAGGACGCTTTATATCTAAGGCCGTATCAGAGTCAATTCCACAGGCGGCTTACAGTGCAGCGCAAGCACCTCAACATCAAATCAAAGCAGCTGGCGAAACAGCGGCTACTATGGCTCCATTGAGTATGCTATCTGAGCTTATGAATAGCCCTAGTAAGAAAGTAAGGGCTATCGCTAAAACGGCGGCTATAGGATTAAGCGGGCTTTTAGGAAGGGAGGCTGCGCAAGGTTTGGGATTTGGTGAAGCAGGTTCCGACGTTGCAGCGGTTTTAGCAGGCGCACTTGGTGGCAGACACTTCACTAATAAAAACGACACGATGCGCAAGCTAACCGAAGGATTATATCCTCCGATTGCTGAAGAACGATTGAAAGCGGCTGAAAAATTAGGTCTTGATTACTTAACGCCTGCCGAAGCCACGGTGAATCCTTGGATTGCAAAACGTCAGGGGCAACTTGGAAAAACTGAAGAAGGCGGAAAAATGCTTTATGAAAAAGGCCGTCAACGTCAAGACAGCGAGCGACGCGCTATTGAGCATACTTTAAATCAAATTTATTCACCCGGTTTGATGGATGAAAAAGTCAAAGAGGCTTACAAGGGATTGAGTGAGGTTAATTTACCCCAAGAATTCCCATTGCAGTATAAAAATAATGCTATTATCAATGAAGCAAAAAGCATGGTTGAGAACACGCCTGCTTATAAAGAAAGCTTAAAAGAGATGCTTCCTAAAAATGCTGAATTGAAAGAAGGCCAAACAGACGTACAACCAACAAGCCTCGTATATTGGGATCATGTTAAGCGCGCTATGGATGATATGATAAGCAAAGCCGAGCGTGCTGGTAATAATAATGAGGCGCGTATTATGTCAGAAACGCGCGCAAAAATGCGCGACCAAATGGACGCTGCTTATCCTGAATACGCCGAAGCACGTGCCTTATATGAACGTAAAATGGTGCGTAAAGGACTTGAGAAAGTATTTGACCAAAAAGAAGTTAACGGTACAAACTTTTATAGGGCTTTAGCTTCAGAGAAGAAATTTGAAGATTTGATGGGGCATTTAAAAAATGCGCCTGAAGCTCAAGAGAACTTGAAAGCGATGCGCTTGTTGTTTAAAGACCTTATGCCACCGCCTACTATCAAGACCGCAAAAGGCACTGAAGAGCGCGGCATGAATCAATCAAGAAGCACGGGCGCATTCCTTGAAAGCCTAATGGACAGTATATTTACAGGCGGCAAGCATGACAAAGAGGCTGTTGCGTTCATTACCAGTAAAGATTGGCTCAAGCAAATGGAAGAGATAAACAAAATACCTGACAAGCAAATGAAGATGGCGGCAATTGCCATGGCATTAAGCAAGGGCGTAAGCCAAGGCGTTGGACAGCAAGAGCGCAAACCTTTAGAGCTTGAGCTTGTTGGCGGTCACAGGTAGCCTTCGTCTGCGTATTTTTTTTGAAGTCGGTGATATTCGATTTCTTGAGCTTCACGTGACTTGCGTGACCAATAATAACTGTAAATGTCATCGCGCATCAGATAAATTAGAAAAGCGATAAATGCAACATAAAACATAATAATCTCCTAAAAATGAGATTATAAAATGGGTGTTGGACAAAAAACAAGCAAAATATAAGGATATATCATGCCATTTGCAAGAGGAAGTAACCCGATATGGTTCGAAGTTGACCTGACAGCGCATGCATTTGACGACACGTTTTATATGTTCGTGTTGCAAAACCAAATACCTTACCTGCCAGCAGTGGTTTACCATGACATAAATGGCACTATCCCTTGGAACTTTCCTATACAATTTAATGCAAACGGAACGCTCCCAATCGATATATTTTTCGATACCAGCGTCATCTACCGCTTGGAATTTAGGCAGGGCAATTCGCAATCCGACCCATTAATTTATTTGGTTGAGAATTACCAGCCAGGAAGCGGTGGCAGTACGCCAATTGATACCGTGGCATTTGATACCGATAATGAAATTACAAACCCACAATTCTCTTTGCTAAACGTTCGAGTGCCTTATTCTTTAACGGCTACTAACCCTCCTGCGATAGAAGTTGCACCGGGTTGGTTTTTGAACCTTACAGGCACAGGAACGGTTGCAATTGATAGAGTATCTTTAAACGATACTTTGGCCAATATAACCAATACCCCTTATGCGTTGCGGATAACCCTATCAGGAACGTGGACAGGTACGCCTTATTTAAGCCAACGATTCGATCAAAACGGCATGCTATGGTCAAATAAATACGTGTCAAACTCTGTAACCGCGCGTGTTGAGGGCGCACCGCAATCAATATCAGGCGTTTTATATGACTCAAACGGCACGCTATTAACAACCGTTTTGGCAAGCGTTCCAATTGATGATACCTTCAACGAATACACAGGCTATGGCTTGGTTCCTGCAACCACAAACCCTGATTTACCGCCTGCTGCGTGGGTTGAATATCGTTTATTGCTTCCAACCGCGATTGATATTTACGTTTCAAGCTTCCAAATTAAATCGTCCGCTTTACCCATAGCATTTACTTTTGAGCAAGATACAATTGAAAGAGGGGTAGACCATACATTCCATTACTACAAGCCACAACTTGAATACAAGCCTATCCCTAGTTATGCGATTGGTTGGGATTTCCCTTTTAATCCAAGTCAGCTTTATGGAACGACGATTACTGCCACAGCATTGGGCGCAAATAAATCGCGTTATATTGCCGACCAAACCATTGCTTTTGAAGCGGTAAGCAACACTCTAAATTACACAATAAGCAGCCCTAACGGATTGTCTGTATTCACTGGTGCTACGACGCAATTTGCAATTATTCAATACTTAGATTCGAGAACAGCACGAGAATTGTTGGCTCAAAGGATGTGCGTCGGATTAAAAGGCATTCTTAATTCTGGAACTTTGAATGGAACCGTCAGCCTATATTGGACGACCGATGGCTCACTTCCAAACATAGCAACAGGTACTAATAATTCCTTAGTGGCTACGATGACCGCAGGAAAGCCCGCGACTTTCAACGGTAACTGGACGGAAGTAACGCGTGCGAATTCATTGGGTGGCGCTACGTTTACGCTTAACAACACCTATCAGGAATTAACTTTTAATCAATTTGAATCAGCAACAGGTTTTGATACAGCCACATTCTTTGCCATAGTCATAGGCTTCAACGCCATGCCGTCTACGCAAAGTCTAGCAATCGAATATATAACGCTACAAGGAGGTGATATAGCAACCCCTCCTGCGCCCTTGTCGTTTAATCAAACGCTGGCAGCTTTAGAAGCCTATTATGAAACCAGCTATCAAACAGGAAGTATTGCGGGCGCTGTAACGTCTCAATCCGAAGTGATATGCCCTATGAATTTCACAGTGGCAGCAGGAAACATATCATTAAATGCCGTTCCGTTTTCACATCATTTTAGAAGCGCGAAAAGAACGACGCCAAACGTCAATTTGTATTCTCCTGATACAGGTTTAGGTGATACTGTAAGGGGTCATATTTATACAAATGCGGTTGCAAGAAATGAATTTAATGTTTCTTTGTCCGGAAATTGGGCTGTAAACGGGGGGGATAAAGGATTTTATTGCATTCCTTCAGCAGCTTCAAACCTAGGAACAACAGCGGAAGTTAGCACAACGAATCCGAATACTATAATTAGTTTTCAATATGTAGCAGATGCACGACTCGGGATTGTATAATTTACTTTTAAGGATGAAAAATGGCCATTCAATTTAACAGCAACTATAACGAAACAATGCCTTTTAGTGATGTATGCTTCCAAGTCGGACTTGGCGCAAATGTTGATGAATTGGTAACTGTTCCCGGTTCTGATACTATTCAATATCAGGCTTTTTTTGAATACGCATCAAATTCTAACGTCTTTGTTTGTAAAAACGCCGTTGCAACTATTCCACCTATTGGAACCGTTGGAACGCAACCATATAATGAATTTAAGCCTGAAAAAAGATATGTTAGGGGCGGTGATGTAATTCATTTGATAACACCCGATGCGACGGCTTATGTAGGTGTATCATTAAGGCAAATTCAGGGATCTTAATCTGAAGTTAACAGGGAGTTAACGCGATGGTTGATACCATAAGTACTATTAAAATAAGCGAAATGACCTCTGCTGGTGATTTTAAAGAGGGATTCACGGTTCCTGTTTTATCAAGCGGCGCGAATGCAAAGGCATTAACGCAACTGCAATTCTCAGCAACAGGAGATACGGCATCGCGTCCTGTCTCACCTGCAACGCCTACTATTCGCTATAATACAGACTTTGAACAATTTGAATTTTGGGATGGTTTAATTTGGGAGCAAATCAGCGGTAGCTCCGACGTTGCGGTATTGATTGCACGTCTTGCTGCTCATACACCGGGCGATGGCGCGAGCATGATAGGCTTGTTAAACCAAGGATCTGTATTAAATAAAACCGCTCAGGATTTGGCAAACTCAAGCTTTATTGTTAAAAACGATACGTCGGCTTTATATGCAGGATTTGCTTTGTCATCCCTTGCAACAGGCTTTATGTCAGTGCAAACCGGAACAGGTAATCTTGTTTCAAGAACATTGACAGGCGCTGCCAATCAGATTGATATAACCAATCCCACGGGATTAGGTGGCGACCCGCAAATATCATTTTCAGCAAACCCTGAAATGGCGGGTAATTCCCATTTAACCATTCCTTTAGGAACCACGGCGCAACGTCCCGGAATACCAACCGATGGGATGATTCGTTATAACACCAGTTTAAATTCATTCGAGTATTACGATACCAACGCAAGCGCATGGATTCAGCCTTTGTCTTCAAGTACAGGGGTGACAAGCGTATCGGGTACTTTGAATCGCATTACCTCAACGGGAGGCACGACTCCGGTAATTGATATATCGGCGTCTTACGTTGGGCAGAGTTCCATTACAACCCTTGGTACTATTGGCACAGGGACGTGGCAAGGTACTTTAATAAGCCCAACATATGGTGGCACGGGGGTTAACAATGGTTCAAATACCTTAACTCTTGCAGGTAACTTGGCAACGTCAGGCGCATTTGCTTCCACGTTTACAATGACAGGTGCAACAAACGTCACCTTTCCAACTTCAGGAACCCTTGCAACGACCAGCCAAATTCCAACGGGTGCTGCTTTAACTAAGACCGACGATACAAACGTCACGCTAACCTTGGGCGGCAGTCCTTCGACAGCGCTTGTAAACGCTGCTTCCCTTACTTTGGGATGGACAGGAACTTTAAGCGGTACACGAGGCGGCACAGGCGTTAATAACGGAGCAAGCACCTTTACTATGGGCGGCAATGTTACGTTTTCAGGCGCGTTCACCTTCACAGGAACTTTAACAGGCAATACGTCTGTAACCTTCCCAACAAGTGGAACCCTTTTGACTTCAGCAGGCGCTGTAACAAGCCTTACAGGAACCGCAAATCAAATCACTGCATCCGGCTCAACAGGCGCTGTTACATTGGCAATCGCTTCAAACCCGATATTACCGGGAACAGCAGGCTTTACTTTGCCATCAGGTAATACAGCAGCAAGAGCAGGCGCCGCAGGAACCATGCGCTTTAACAGTCAAACCAGCGTCTTTGAAGCAACCGTCGATGGGGCAACTTGGGCAACCATAGAAACATCTTTAACAGGTGTCACCAGCGTTTCAGGAACCGCGAACAGAATTACTTCTACAGGTGGAACAACGCCTGTCATTGATATTTCAGCGTCCTATGTCGGTCAATCATCCATAACAACTTTGGGAACGATTGGCACTGGCGTTTGGCAGGGTACGGTTGTCGGTGCTACATACGGTGGAACCGGAGTAAATAACGGGGCAAACACCATAACTGTCGGGGGAAACCTTAGTACTGCTGCGGCTCATACTTTATCAGGTGCTTTTGCTTCGACGTTTACTTTTACAGGCATCACAAGCGTCACATTCCCAACCAGCGGAACATTGGCAACGACATCTCAATTACCTACGCCCGCTGCGCTTACCAAAACCGATGATACAAACGTAACACTTACTTTGGGTGGAACACCAATCACGGCCTTACTGCAAGCAACATCATTGACATTAGGGTGGACGGGGCAATTAGCAGTAACAAGAGGTGGTACAGGTCTTGGAAGCTTAACGCAAGGCGATATTTTATACGCAAGTGCTGCCAATACATTAAGCGCGCTTGCTAAGAATACGACCGCGACACGTTATTTATCCAATACTGGAACATCTAACAACCCTGCGTGGGCGCAAGTTGATTTATCAAACGGCGTTACCGGAAACTTACCTGTAACCAATTTAAACTCAGGAACCAGCGCATCTTCAAGCACATTCTGGCGAGGCGATGGAACTTGGGCAAACCCTGCAACAAGCGCTGGCGGATTAAAAAGCTTCCAAATATTAACCAGTGGTTCAAGTGCAACTTATACGCGTCCCGCTGGCATCACTTCAATTTTAGTTGAATTGTGGGGCGGCGGAGGCGGTGGTGGTGGCGTTGCTGCGACATCCGCATCTCAAACGGCTGCGGCTGGTGGTGGTGGTTCAGGGGGTTATGCTAGATTATGGATTGCATCTGCTTCAAGTACTTATACTTATACGGTAGGAGGTGGGGGCGCTGGTGGAACGGCTGGTAATAATGGTGGAAGCACTGGATCAACTACTACATTTGGAGCAAGTTTACAAGCTACAGGTGGAACTGGAGGTGGCGGGAGTGCTGCAACAGCAACATCTGCCGTGGCACTGATTGGCGCAGGTAGCGGAGGCACAGGAACAAACGGCGATGTAAATGGTGGTGGTCAAAGTGGACAATTAGGTATTATATTAACTGGTGGTGGAGCAAGTATCTCTGGTGCGGGCGGATCTACCGCATTAGGTGGGAACGGGGCTTTGTTAGGTGGAACAGCTACTGGTAATGCCGGTAAAGCTAATACAGGCTCTGGTGGTGGTGGCGCATTCGGAACTAACGCTGTGGCACAAGCTGGTGGAGCAGGCGGTTCCGGTCTAATTATAGTCTGGGAATTTTCATAATTAATTAAGGATTACAAAATGTTTCAAATGCTAGAAGACTTGAAAACTAAAAAAAATGTTTACATGGTAGAAATTGAGCAAACAAAAATTAAGTTTAACCAGCTATGCGGTGCGTTACATGTCGTTGATGAAATGATCGCAGAATTAGAAAAGCAGGAAGCCGAAAAACCAGCCGAAGGAGAAAAACAAGATGGCGACGTTGAGCACCAAGAGCCGGAACAAGCTCCCCAAGAGTGAGTTTGCTTTACCAAAAGAAAGAAAATATCCTATTGAAGATAAGGCGCATGCAAGGAATGCCAAAGCTCGCGCCAGTCAAATGGAAGAAAAAGGCAAAATAAGCGCATCAACTAAAAGCAAAATTGATGCCAAAGCCAATAAGGTTTTAAAACCATCATCAAAAGGGAGCAAAAAATGAGCTTGATTTCATCTTTTATTCAAACGCAATTATTAAAAGCTTTAGAAGACCAATTTGTAGCGCATGAAGGCGACTTAAAAGACGCTTTTGTTGCGGAAGTGGATGCTTTTGCAAAAGAAGTATTACAATGGGTAGAAAGCAAAGTTCAAGCCAAAGCTGCCGAATAAGGACATTAAAATGAAAAAAGAATCCAAAAAGATGATGGACAAAAAAGAACCTAAAAAAGCGATGAAACACTCTGATGTCAAAGAGGATAAAAAGCTTGTTAAGGACATGGTCAAAAAAGGCTGTCGCAAATAAGGAGATTAAAATGGCTTATGATGACAGGCCTCGAAAGAAAATAGAGGTTAGAGAAGGAAAAGGGGAGGGACGTGCTGGTCATGATGAACTTATTGATCGCGCCGGAAACTCTGGGCAGTATGGCGTGCGAACCGATGCAGCGGCAGAGGGCGCGGGCTATTTGGGTGTGGATGATATAGATAGGATTAGGCGAAAGAACCTAAAACATAAAACCAGATAATTATAAGGAGATTTTTTCATGGCTATAACCAGCATATTACGAAACTTTGACGGTCAACCAAATATCGTCTATATCGTAACCTCAGATAACTTGGCTACCATTACCACTGCCGGATATGTTACAGCACAAGCTGCTAACATTGAATTATTAAACAACGGTGAGTTTCAATGGAACGCTGCAGGTCTTGATTTAGTATGTATCGCTTATTCGCCAAGTTTGGTGAATTGGTTCACATACGATGCGACCAACGCGACTTTTGTAGCCCTTCCAGTAACCGCAGGCACTTTAAGCCAGACGTTGCTTAATACGCATATTTTTGTTGGTAGTGCGGCAAATATTGCAACCGATGTGGCTATGTCAGGCGATGCGACAATTGCCAATACTGGTGCTGTAACCCTTGCAAACAACGCTGTAACAAGCGCAAAAACTGCTACCAACTTAATTCAATACGCTGAAGTTGCAATCTCAGCCGCTGAATTTAACGGTATGTATGCGGCTCCTAAGTTGCTTGTCGCTGCACCCGGCGCTAACAAAATGATCGTCGTTGATAAGATCGTTTTAAACATGACTTTCGTATCTGCTCAATACGCCGCAGGTGGCGTAGTTGCTGCTCAATACGATAGCACTGTTCATGGCGCAGGTTCCGCAGCTTCCGCAACTATTGCCGCAGCAACTGTTAATGGTTATGCCGCAAGCACTGGCATTATGGTTGCTGGTGCTTTGTCAAGCGTTGCATTTACAGCTTGCGTAAACAAAGGACTTTACTTGTCAAATGCTACTGCCGCATTTACCACTGGTGATAGCACATGGAAAGCTGAAGTCTGGTATCGCATAGTCCCAACTGTATAAAGCAGATTGCGCCCATTAAGTTGGGCGCTTTTTTATGGAGAGCTTATGCAAAAACCCTGGATTAAATTTGCCGTTATTACAGCTGCGTTCATTATTGGATTGCTTTCAATAGTGATAACCAAGAAACATGACAACGTGATAGAGCAGGCCGCAGAGGTTGTATTGCAGGCCGAGGGAATAACCGTTGACCTATCAAAAGAATAAAAGGAGATTATTATGCCATTAGTCAAAGGAAAAAAAGCATCAACACGCGCAGGGTTTTCGGAAAACATCAAGCGTGAGATGAAAGAAGGCAAACCACAAAAACAAGCCGTAGCCATAGCATATTCGGAAGCTGACCGTGAAATGAAAAAGAAAAAATAAGGACGTTAGATGCAAGATTTAAAGGACTGGATAAAAAAATGTGAAGGATTTCGTGCTTTTCCCTATTTAGATACTGTTGGAAAAGTAACCATAGGATATGGGAGAAATATTGATGACCTTGGTATATCCGCAGCCGAGGCCGAATTTATGCTGGATAATGATTTGGCTCGATGCGAAAAAGATTTATCCCAATACAGCTGGTATTTGATTCAACCCGATAACGTTAAGATGGCTTTGATGAATATGTGTTTCAATATAGGAATTCATCGTCTTACCGGGTTCAAGAAAATGATAACGGCCTTAATCAATAAGGACTATACGAACGCCGCTCTTGAGGCGCTTGATAGTAAATGGGCAACGCAAGTCGGTCAAAGAGCAAAGGACGTGGCCTCTATGATACGCGAGGGTGCATGAGTTTAAAGCCTGAGCAAATAGACCACATAAATACGATTAACTGGTTTAACGAAAAGTTCCCTGAGCTTGAGGATGATTTGCATCATTTTGCAAATGAGAGAAAGTGTAGCTTTAATGAAGGGCGAACCCTTAAGCGCATGGGGGTTAAAAAAGGCGTGCTTGACTTCCATTTAGCAATTCCATTAAACGGTTCACACGGTTTATGGGTGGAGCTTAAAGTTGGAAAGGGTAAGCTTTTACCCGAACAGGTGGAGTTTATTAAGCGAAAAACAGCAAGAGGGTACATTGCGGTTGCTGTTTGGGGCTTTGAAGCGGCAAAAGAAATAATATTGACCTATTTGAGAGATTACATTGCAAATAGAGATGATAATGAACCAAAAAAGCTGTACAATTCAATGCCAATTTGTTGAGCACAATTTGTTCAGTAACAATAACTTACCAATTGATACCAAATTAGTATTTATGAATTAAATGTACACTAAAAACACACTAAGTCTGATTATTCTAATAACCAGACTTTATATAGTTTCAGGGTGCTTAACATCCTTGGCCATCTTGTAAACCGATTCTAAAATCATGTAATTGCGAAACGTTCCAATAAACGGTCTATAAAATTCATGGCCTAGGACTTCACCATACATTGGGAATATTGTCACGCTAAAACTGTAATGTGTTTCTGCGTTTTGAATGTTTTCCCAAGAATCACGCCACCACATGTTGGTCGTTGCATCTAACGATTGCCAGTGACCTTGTAACCAAACATCATTAAACACATGTCCGGGGTTTGCCATATACCTGTTTTTGATGCCTGCTTTGCTTAACAGAAACTTTAAAACGCGAGCTGAATCAGCGCAGCATCCGATTCTTGTATAAATATAGGCTTCAGGGTTTTCGACAAATTGGGTTTCGCAAGGAAACGCGTGCTCGTTTATTTCATTGGTACAGGCACACCCCGTTTTTTTATCAAGCCCTTTATTGCCATAACCCCACATGTTGGATACGACGTTCATAAAATAAAGGGATTTCAAAAGGTCGCCGTCGCTTATCTTCCATTCACGTGACAGGTCGTCTTTGATTTCAATGTAATGATCCATCGTGCGTTGGTAGAAGTCATCTGAGGTATAAATATGCGGCTCATCAAGAAACTTCCTATCAAACCATTCCATATTATTAGAGGCCGACAAATTGATGATGTGGGCTTTGCTGATGGTATCCAAGTTAACTACGGGCAATCCTATCGATTCGGTTACCGTTTGTTTCACGAAATGTTTCACGGACGGGTCGTTCATGGCATATAAGATGCCGCACATTGAAAACAGGGTCGCGGCACTCAATAGAGCGTATCGTTTTAAATTCCTTTTCATGGCTCTTCCTTAAATGTGAAATTATTTGTAACTTGCGTGCTTGGTGGTTCACCGCAAAAGTAGGCGTAAGATATCCAAGGATTGCCTCCTTTTTTAATGATTGATTGATGCTCGTCGCTCATCTTGCGACCGCATTCGTTTTTGCAGTTAGGTGATGCGCAAAAGGTTTTGTCCGTATTCATGCAATTGCTTCCTTGAAAATCTTTTTCTTAATCCGATAACCTTGAACGTCTTTTTTAATATACAGTTGCTCTGGCGTGTTGGCAAAGCTGAGCATGTCGACCATTTTCCCGCGGTCAGTCAAATGGTTATACCAATCAGACGGAGTATTGCAATGCTTTTTAATGAATTGCCCGTAAAACACGTGCTTGGCCTTGTCGCTTGAAGGGGTATAGCATTCGTAAAAGGTTCTTATAGCGCCTGATTCGGTTTTGCAACGGTACACGCAATTAACCCGGAATGATGTGTGCGTATCGGATATAGCGTATTTTGCATTAATAACATTATACTTTAACAAAACGTCGTCATTAGTTACTTTATTGAGATTTAGCTTTTTATTAGGATCAATGATTTCTGTTTGACAGGTATGGCAGTGACGCGCGGCAATATCGTTTTTTAATTTGCAGTCCTCATTTGGGCATTCTTTGAACTCAAAATAATAATCGCAGCGCACTTTGACAAGCTTGTCAGACTGTCTGTCAGAATATTCACGAACCCCGACACACCTGCGAGCCGTATCAGTATTGAGTTCTTGGCATCGCGGACAAATTATTTTTTTGGGCTTGTCAGGTTCGTCAGTTTGTTTGACAGCTTTTAAGAGTATCGGATTATCCCAATCTTTGTGTCGTTCGATGTTGCCTGCAAAGTCAAGCACCAAAGCGGACGTTTTGCCTGTGGAATCTGAAAGTCGCAATGCTCTGCCCATCGTTTGGACAAGCAGGACAAGGCTTTCTGTGGGTCGCAAGTAAGCGATAGTGTCGTAAGCAGGAACATCAACGCCCACGCTAATAATAGCAATATTAACCAAATATTTGATTTGTCCTGTACGTGCTTTGTTAAGGATATCTGTTCGTTCATCCTGCGGTGTCTCTCCTAAAATCAACGCGCTTTCATCGGGCGGTAAGTGGGTCATTATTTCCAAAGCATGTTTTTTGGTGGTGGCAAAGATAAAAACCCCATATCTGGATTGGGTTTTCATGATATGAATAATCTGATAACAGATAAGCTCTGTTAAGCGCGTGTTTTCATCAATGACCTTTTCAAGTTGCTTTTGGTCAAATTGGCCGTTTTGTTTTATTTTGACTTTTGAAAAGTCGATTACCAAGTTGCGGTCAACCTCAAAGTTTGGGTCAATGAGATACCCTGCGTCGATAAGGGACTCGGTGGTGATGTTACCGACCTGTCGTTTAAACAGGCATTCGTCACCGACAATTGCAGTTCCTTTGAATCTGAAATTTGTACCCGTGGCTCCAAGCAGGCGCATATCGGAATATTCTTGCTTGTAATGGCGCAAGATACGCATAAATCCAGAGCGATGATTAAGGTAATTAATGGCATGGGCTTCGTCCACCACAATGATGTTAAAGCGTATGTTGGCTATAGGTTCGTTTTTATTTATACCATTTAAAACCGATTGAGGCGTACCAAAAACAACGGGGGCAGATGAATCCTTGCAAGATAGGGCGGCACAATAGATTGAAGCGTGACCGCCTTGCTGGATGAATGTTTCGCAATTATTTCTGACAAGCTCGGAGTTATTAACCAAGCAAAGAGCGCGTTTACCAACCCTTTGCATGGTATGCAATATTGATGCCAGCATTAAACTTTTTCCAGCACCTACGCTTGCCATTAACAAAACTGGCGCATCACTTTCACGTAACGCTTGCCAGCATTCCTGTACAGCCTCGTGCTGGTAGGGACGCAATTGTTTCAATGTAAATCCTTTTACAAAATATTTAAAAACTTTATTTAGTAAATAACGTAATCACTATATTTAAACCCATGCAAAACATTCCTGCCATAAGACCACCGAAACGGCATCTTACTGCTATTGGAACGCCTAAGCATATCGATGCTATTGTTGGCCACCAGTCATGCATCATCGAACTCCTTATCGCATTCTAACGTCTTTCAAGTCTTCCAAATTGCGCTTAATGTTGTCCAAAACCTTTTGATAAGAATCAGTCACTATCATCATCACATTGTTGGCGTTAACTTCTTTATGCCCTTGGCTAAGGTATTTATCAACCTCGCCAATTGCAAGGTTTATCATATTAAATACGGTTATTTCCATAAAATCATGAATGCCGCCGCGTTTTGCTGTTTCAAATTTATTCAAAAATGCCTTTAGAAATTCATGGGCGTTTATAACGGGGTCTTGAGATTGCAATTCATTCATTTTGGAAACTCCGGCATCGGAATATTTTTATAAACCACATTGTCGACGGCTTTTAATATCCATTTTTTTAATTGCTCATCCCGACTCGTGTCACTTGTCGCTTTTATAACAAAAGTCAAACTTACGCCTAAAATAAAAAGCAATTGATGATTAATTTTTTCCAAATCAGTCATTGGACGTCCTTTTTGTAGGTGAATCGCCGCGCAGCAAAGTTGCAAGACTCAAATTCTCAGCCTTCAAATCCCCATGCTCCATATGATGCTCAAGTATGGAAAAGAACGCGGAAGCCACGCAAATTGAATCAGGGTTGCTGCTTGATAGATACTCTTCCATCTTTTTTAAAACTCTCTTCATTGCGGCTAGGTTCTTTTTTGCTTCCTGCCGCATGTCTCTAATTGATTTAGGCAACATCTAGCCAATTTCCTCTAATTCCGTGCGTTTCGTCATTTTGATTACTTTAATTTTTTTGCCTGATTCCATATGAATTTTAAGAGCCAAAGGCTTTAAGGATTCCATACGTGCTTTGTCGGCGCATACGAACGGCATGAATACCAATTGATTATCAATTACCACCGTTTGCCCGATGATGCCTTCGCCTTGCTCTTCAACGGCTACAAAGGCATACATTTCTTCAATTTTATGCATGCTATTCCTTTATAAAAAATTCTTTTCGATAGTATGTTTTATAAGATTGCTCATTCTTAATTTAAATTCTTCGTCCTCAAGAACCTCTGTAATCGCCTCATTTATAAATCTATCTTTGCTTTCCGCAAATTGCTCGCGGACTCTTTGTTTAAGTTCCTCTTTGATATTATTTTGAAAATGCTCGGTTATTACTTCGCCGACTGCTTTTTCCAAAAGAACCAAAACCACTGATGTTGGTACTTGCTCTGGTGGGTTTTTTTCTAATTCATTGATCCGTTTTTCAAAAGCTAAAACCAAAGTTTTAATATCTAAGCGTGCCATTTCTATTCCTTATCTGCAGTTTTGTTTAAAATTGTCACAAAATCTTGAGCTTGGGCGCTTGTTAAATCAGCTAGCTTTTCAACTTTGTAATGCTCCATTGCGCCTTTTAATCGGGTTGTATCAAATGCTTTAACAGCTAAAAGCGCATGTATTTCTTCAAGTTCATCGCTTGATGCAAGCACGCCAGTTTCTTCATGATGAACAGGCTCCGCGTCAATAACTTGACCTTTTGCAGCACGCAATTTATCCATCAGGTTTTGTGATTTGGATTCTTTGTGGCGGTTCATCGGTTGGTCAGCGCCTTCGCCCATTTCCTCTTCGCCGTAAGTACCACCAAGTAAGTCTTGGAAGCATGCGCGCAGGCATTGGCTCTCAGCAACCTTTTTAATCATCGTTGCAGGCTTGCCGCTTTGTGAGTTCCAAAGGCTTTTACCCGTTGAGTATTCTTTAAGTTCCGCGAATACATACAAAGGACGTGATGATTTATGACGCTTGGCTATACAATAAGCGCCAATTAATTGACCTCGGTTGGTTAACGAATAAGAGTGCTTTACTTCCCCGTTAATCACTTCAAATTTATCATTCTCATAAACCGCGTCTGATTGGTGATAATCATATTCGCTATGCGCTTGAGCCGCTTTCCTGTATCCGTCACGTCCGATAAATACTTGCGCAGGGGCTTTCTCATCGTATTTAACGCACCAAATTTCGCGCGTGAAGGGATTTAAACCTGAAGCCTTGCCAAGCCCTACAAAGAACTGGAACTCCATCTCTGTGAGCTTTGGGGCGAATAATTTGCGTATCTCTTCGAGCTTTTTGTTGTCTTCCCACATAACCATACTTTGGTTAAGGGTCGTTAATGCGTTACTCATCGTCTTGCTCCTCGGTAATGGTTGCATATTTCGGAACACTTAGCTCTTGAACGGGATATCCCGGCCATCTGTTTTCCTCAATACATTTTTTAAGCTTACGTTTGTATGAATTAAACTGGTCAATACCAAACTGAAGCGCATCGTCGTCCATCATAAATACGGCAGGAACGTGCGGCACATCTTTTTCGCAGGCCAATATAACAAACATCTCAAACGGTTTACCAAGGGCTTTGCAACCCTCAAAAGCCATCCCTGCTTGAATAAAATATCCGTAGTTTAAAGCCGAACGGGTAAAGCTGAAAGGGTTAGCGTCTGCAGTGGTCTTTAAGTCAACGACCATCTTTGATGACCAAATATCCGGGCGTGTTTTAAATTGCAGCCCTGTTTCCTCATCAGTCCAGTAAACGGATTGCTCAAATACAGCCTCGTCTAAAAGCGTTTGAACAATTTCGTGCTTTTTAATTTGCTCAACCATAATAAACGTTTGCTGGTATTGCTCGGCGGTTAAAATAATTTTGTGGGAATGTTGCTCATTAAAAGCCGCCCATACCTCTTTGCCTGCGGAGGTTCGTCTATCAACCACCGGGGCGACCGCAAATTCATTGGGGAACTTTTCAGGCTCCAATAAAAGGGTATGAAACGCGCTGCCCACATTCATCGAAGGCGTTGCGGTTCTTTTTACGGCTTGACCGGACAATACTTCATACCAAAAGTGATATGGACTTTTATCCAACAACATTAAACGGCTGCGTGATATTCCCTCAGATGAATGGTATTCATCGTTTGATATATCATAAACGCCATCGGGGTAAACTGTTTTATTCATAAGGCTTCCTCTCAAAACTTGTGGCTATAATATTACAACAATTGTAATACGTCAAGAGTTGATATATACTTTGCAAAAATTTGAGGAAAATACATGAAACCTAAAGAAGTGAAGAAGTTTTTTAAAACACAATATAATTTTCATAAGGTAACGGGTATGTCCGCTGCAACGCTTGGCAATTGGTTACGTTGGGGCTTTGTGCCTGAAGCCTCGCAATTAAAAATTGAGCGCATTACCAACGGAGTTTTAAAAGCGGAGTGGGATGAAAAGAAAAAATGACGGAATCCGAACAAAAGGAACTTGAGGATCTAAGGGCGTTTAAGCATTTGCATGAGGGAAAAGCACTAAACAGGGCGTTTGCAAGGCTTGACCAGTTACTGGATTTGGCGCATTACGATCCGGGTATAAGTATAAGGGCGTTTCGGGTTATTGCCGAATGCCTTATATGTTTGAAAGAAGAATTAAAATGAATGAATCGATGTACAGTTGGTATAAAAACACGCAAAACAACATTAAAAAGGCGATGGAACTATCCGAAAACGGCGAAATTGCCGAACAAATTATGGATTGGCAGCAGGCTATTTGCATTATGGAGATTGCTTGCCCTGATTTAAAAACCCGATATGACCGTGATACATCCATTCAAAACTCATTTACCCGTGAACAAATTGATTTTATTAATTGGCAGATTGGTGATTGGTATTTAAATTGGAAGGGTCACATCGCCAATAAAGACGGAACCCATAGACTTGGAATAGCCAAGGAACAACTTAAAAGCATGATATGCGGAGATTAATATGACGGACAATGTCAATCACCCAAAGCACTATAATTCAAGCGGCGTACTATGCCCATGCGGTCGTCAAATAGAATGCATTGATATTACGCGGCATATGGAATTCAACGCCGGAAACGTCATCAAATACGTCTGGCGCTATAAGCATAAAAACGGCTTAGAGGACTTGAAAAAGGCGGCGTGGTATTTGAACGACGAGATTGAACGGCTTACGGCCATTGAAAAAAAGGGAAGGATTAAATGAAAAAACCGGATTTAGAAGTGCGTATGTCAACGGACGTAACTAAGGAAAACCACCCTTGCGCCAAGGCTATGGGGGATATACTTGAGAACTTCATGGAGCGTGTTGGTAAGCACATACAAAACGACGCAACTCGTTTGAGTGATATTCCACCACAGGCGTTGATTGTCATGATGGTCAATAACATTTTTTTAAATATGTTTTTGAAATGCTATGACGGTGACGATGCAACACTGCTGAATGCCGCCGATGAAATAAGCGACAAGGTTAAAGCCATTTTTATGGATTGCATTCAAAAAGTGGTAGCCGCCCAAGCAGATGAAAATATCAAAAATTAAGGAAGTATTATGAGTTGTATAACACAATTATTGGAGATGAAAGGTGACAAGGAAATATTACCCATACACAGCCAAGCAGTCATTGAGGGAGGCGGTAGCTATAAAGGCTATGAGTATCTTATTACTTTTACTCGGCACGGGTCTCGTTGCGGTTACGTTGCTATTCCTGATGGGCATCGGGGCGATTGCGCTGACCTTGACTGCCACGGCGGTGTTACTTTTTCGGGTACGGATCATAATGCTAAAGATTTACTACCGATTGCGTGCAATGATTTGTGGATAGGGTTTGACGCGGCGCATTACATGGATAAGCACGATATGGTTTTGGCAAAAAAATACTTTCCTGATTTGGAGCCTGAAATTGTTAGGGCGTTTAGCGACGGCATAATTGGCGAACATGGAAGACATAGGACTTATCAATACATGGAAGACCAGTGCCACTACCTTATTGATCAACTCGTAGATTCTCAGGAGAAATAATGGAAATTGAAGGACTCATTAATCACACGCTGGCAGCTGCCTTGGTTGAACGTGATTACATTGCAAAGAAATTTTTAGACAACAAAAACCATATTGCTTTTTGGGAAAGCATTCGAAAAATCCAAGCGCATGAGGAATTAAAAGCACGCTTACAAGGAATCGAGCATATTCGCCAGATTTTAGGAAGTGAAGAGTATATGTATTATATGATTCGCCAAGAGCCTGACGAGCCTTTGTACTTCATGGGGTTTCCCTTGAAAGCAATTGAATTTTACTTGCATTTGCGCACGTCAAACCGCGTGAATAACCATGAAGAATTAGACGAATCGCTGTAAAAAGGTTCTATTTTCGATTAAGATGACCGAATGCACTAATTTGCCGTTAATGCATTCGGTTGGCGAAAGCCGCTGACAGTACACCCTCTATTTTGCGAGAAAGGGCGTAACTGGCTATATTTTACTCATTGGATGAACTAAAAGTAAAGGAGAATTCATGTCTGTTGATATAAATCAGAAAGCATCGAACCTATTAGAGCGTTTGGCTAATTCAATTTATGATAGAGACCAAGGGAATATACAACAGCAGCCATTTTTTTTTAGTTTAAAAGAGGTAGCCATCGTGCAAGAATGGTTGAAAGAGACACTTGACGAGACGAAACGCAATGACGGCCAATACTGAAAAAGCCCGCAAGTGGAGACACATGACGGGCTTTTTTTTGGACTTTTAACTTTAAGGAAGTTCTTATGAAAAATACAACAGGATCAATTTAGCATGAATACTTTAGCTGATAAAGTAGTAAATCAACCTCTAAAAAAAGATATTGACGAAACTTTTAATTTATTTTTAAAAACTTTGGCATTTGCAAAAAAAGCGGTTCAATCTATGAATGATAAAGATTTTAATAACGAAGCATTTGGTAAGAAATTGGAAGATTAGAAATGTTGCAGGGCTTCCAGCCCAACCCCTTAGCCTGCCAGCTTTGGGTACATCCATACAACGTTCTTTTAGCGGAGAACACAACGGAGCGATTATACCATGTCAACACCTGTAAGCAACAGCAATAAATTAACATTAGACCCACGCAGTCATGCATTTAATGTGGGAATAGCGATTGATTTTAGCCCAACAATGGCTTTATGGCTGGCTCACCTTGCTTTCTGGGCAGAAAAGAATCTTGCAAATGACAAACATATTCATGATGGTCTTGTATGGTGTTATGACACCCTTGAAGCCATTCGAGATTATTTTCCTTATTTTACAAAAAGCCAAATTGAAACCATGATAAATAATTCCGTTTCGTGCGGTTTAGTACGACGTGGAAATTATAACCACACGAGCTACGACCGAACACAATGGTATGCTTTGACCCCGGAAGCCTATTTTTATTTTCCTCACTTAGTGACCGAAAAATATATAAAACGCCTATTTCTTAGCATTTCCGAAAATTCGGAAATGGATCTCGGAGAATTCGGAAATGGATTTCCGGGATTTCGGATGACTATACCAGATACTGATCCAAACCCTGATCCAAATGATTGTGTGGGGGAGGCTAACGCCTCCACAGCACACACTCCTAATCTTAAACAACTGAAAAAAGAAAGGGCAGAAAAGAACGCATTGGAGAGTGAAGAGGTACAGGAGTTGTTTAAATCAAGATTTGAAGGGAGAACTGTAAGCCTTCAGGAAATATTTGAAAGTTGCAGAGACCATTATGAGCAAAAAAGTTTATGGGCTACAAAAAAGAAATTTATTGATTGGTTAAAAAGAGAAAAACCAGAAAATTACCCTCAAGTTGACACACATCAAGGTC